TAATACTAGTATTTGCTCTAGTAGTTGTAGTTTTTGATCAGTATTACTTGCCCAAATGTCTGCATTTAATCGCATCATATAAGGAGTTGGAATTAATCTTTCAACTGTATAGTTTTTGCCTTGATAGTTTAAATATTCATTATTTTCTTCGTCATATGCACGTTCTCTTATATTTGTTTTGCGTGTATAAGTAGCATCAGCTAAACGATCTTTATCAAGCTCTAATCCAGTTAGGTATACAGCTATTCTAGGAACAGTTGGAAGTTTGTTTTCACTATTTTCTCTAATAATACTTGCTACTTGCCTAGTTAAGTCTCCGTAAGTAACCGGTACGTCTTTAATTGTACCCTTACCATCTTTCACTGGAAAGTTACTAAGTATGCGCATCATCTGTGTAGTATATCTTCTTATTTGTCCGTCATAAAAATGTAGCATTAATTATCTGCCTCTGGCTTACGTGGACGCAATGCTTTTGACAAACTCTGTCTTTCAGGCACTGCTTCGCCGTCAATTGTATTTGATGCAGTATTATTAATAAACGATGATTTATAAGTTCTGCGTTCTAGTGTGTTACTTAGGTCCATTCTTAATCCGTCTTCTACTTTTATCCAACGCAAACCATCATACCTAAACATTCTATTAGGAAAAAAGTCAGTGCGTAAATAATAATCACCGTTTTGATTAGTTCTAGGAAACTGTATACCAAAGCCAAATGGAGCACCATTTGGAGCAGTTCCGTCACCGTAATTAACAAGATATCCTGAATAGCCTTCACGCTCCGGCCTGTCAGCTATTTCGTCGGAAGTAACATTGATATTACTAGCATCTAAATCAGTTTCGTCTGCTGTTTGTAATGCAATATTGCCGTTATCGTCGGTTGCTATAGAATAATAATGACTAGTGTCAAAACCACTTTTAGGAGCGTCTGCTTCTGCTTGTGCAACTACTGCACTATTAATTTGCATTTCTTTTTCATAGGTAGATAATACATCTCTTAGTGTTGTATCAGAATCTTCTGATACAGGAAGATCAAGTATTTCTGCATATTCTTGTCCATCATAAATTTGTTTTAATTTTAGTCTATATAAATGTGGATACCATGTTTGACTAAATCCTTCTGCGGCTCTGTTTACATCCTCTACAACATAAAACCGTTTAAGTGAAACATCGTAGTCATTTAATGCATATTCGTCTTTTAAATGCGGCAATTCAATTACATCGCCACTCATAATTTTTCTGCCTAATGTCTTTACACTACTGTTAATCGGTATAGTCATAAACAGTGTATCATTACTTAAAAATAATCCAAATTGTGATAGATCAAAATCAATATCTTGTACATTATAAATTCCGCGCATTTCATAAACATCTGGATCGTATTTACGATCTCTGTTTTCTAAAAATAACAAGTCTTGGATGTTTGTTTCTTTTACTACATCGTACTCTGGCTGTACAGCACTCCGGTCATCTTCTGCCGGTGCGTCGGGTCCTAAATATTTGTGTATATTAATATCAGTGCCGCCAATGGTAAACATTTCTTGGATTTGCTTATCCAAAAAGTAATAATCATTGCCGCGTTCGGGTTTATATAGAGATAGTCTTGGCATATGTATATTTAGCATAAATACTAGTGGAGACAAACTATGGCAGACTTAGCAACACAAAAACAAGAAATATTTGATTACGTTAATACGTTCCTAGGTGGTGGGATGGTTGATGTTGAACTTGATCCTATACATTATCAAACTGCACTTAATAAAGCACTAAGTCGTTTTAGGCAGCGTAGTGATAATAGTGTTGAAGAATCTTATATATTTTTAACTACAGTTATAGATCAAAATGAATATACATTACCTAATGAAGTTATAGAAGTACGTAAACTATTTCGTAGAAGTATTGGATCACGTTCGGGAGGCGGTGACGGCGGAAGTATGTTTGAGCCGTTTAATCTAGCGTACACAAACACTTATTTGTTATCAGGTTCTAAGATGGGCGGACTAGCAACATATGATTTGTTTTCACAACACCAAGAACTAGTAGGCAGAATGTTTGGGTCATTTATTGAATTTAAATGGAATACTACAAGTAAAAAACTTACACTACTACAGCGTCCTAGAGCAGAAGAAGAACTATTACTTTATTGCTATAATTATCGTCCAGATAGTCAGCTACTAGAAGATTATTTAGCAAGCCAATGGATTAAAGACTATACTCTTGCAAGTTGTAAGTATATGCTAGGCGAAGCACGTTCAAAGTTTGCTACTATCGCAGGCCCTCAAGGCGGCTCAACACTAAACGGCGATGCGCTCAAAGCAGAGGCTCAACAAGAAATGGATAAACTTGATGCTGAACTAACTTTACAAGTATCCGGCGGCGTTGGCTACGGCTTTACTATTGGCTAAAAACACTTGACAAACCCTTAAAATTAAGTTATACTACATAGTATACTTTAAGGAGAATTGTATGTTACCTAAATTACTTGTTGTTGGCCACGGTCGTCATGGCAAAGATACTGTTTGTGAACTGCTTGAACAATACGGATATACATTTCAGTCTAGTTCAAAATTTTGTTCACAATTGTTTATCTTTGATGATCTAAAAGACAAGTACGGATACGCTGATGAGGAAGAGTGCTATACTGATAGGCACAATCGTCGCACCGAATGGTATAATATGATACATAACTATTGTAGTGATGACTTAGCAAGATTGGGACGTAACTTATTCTCCGAACATGATATCTACTGTGGTCTACGTAACAAGCGTGAATTCTTTGCAATGCAAAATGAAGAAATATTTGACTACGCTATTTGGGTAGATAGATCAGATCATTTACCTCCTGAATCAAAAGACTCAATGAGCATTGAGCAATGGATGTGTAATTATACTATTGATAACAACGGCGACTTACAGCGACTAAAAAAGAATGTACATGTTCTAATGCAAACAGTATTTAAAAATCAGGGGTTAAATCTCCCTGCCGCCAGCGAATACCTTCTTTCTGAAGTGTTCGTTGACAGTTAGCACAAATAGTTTTTAAATTATTAGGACGACAATTATTTAAATCGCCGTCTACATGAAACACATTAAACTGTTCAGAATGTTTTGATTTAAAACCACACTTTTCACATATATCTTTTTTCACATATCCTTTTTGTTGCCACATAGGTATACCGTGGCCAACACCATTACGCAAGCACGATTCGCACTTTTTACGGTAGTACGTTCTGCCGTCTTTTTTATAATTAATAGCAGCAGGCCGTTGTCCACAAACACATAAAGGTCTCATATTGTATTTAGCTCACCTTTTCTACCCCTTTTTTAGGTGTCTATTATAGGTGATTTATTAATTAAATGGTAAATATACATATAGAACAACTAATAATTCCAACAGGAGAAATAACATGGCATTAGTATCACCAGGCGTAGAAGTCAACGTAATTGACGAATCGTTCTACACCCCAGCAGCTGGCGGAACTGTACCTATGATTTTTGTAGCAACTGCTAGTAACAAACTTTCAAGCAGCGGCGCAGGAACAGCGGTAGGTACAACTAAAGCAAACGCTGGTCAACCTTACTTACTCACCAGTCAGCGAGAGCTTGGTGAAACATTTGGCGACCCATTATTTTATAGTGACACATCAGGTAATATGGTCCACGGCGGAGAGCTTAACGAATATGGCTTGCAAGCTGCTTATTCTGCATTAGGCGTTTCAAATCGTGCTTATGTAGTAAGAGCAGACATTGACTTAGCTGAACTAGAAGCAAGTGCATCAGCACCGGGTGGAGCACCTGCAAATGGCGCATGGTGGTTAGACACTCTTGCAAGTGAGTTTGGTATTTTAGAATGGAACGGCGATGCAATAACAACTGTAGGCGGACAAGCATTTACTGGTGCATCACACATTGCTATTACATCAAGTGATGACTTAGATGATAGTGATATGCCTAAAGAGTCAATTGGTGCTATCGGCAACTATGCTATTGATCATTCAAGCAATGATAATAGAGTATTTTATAAGTCACCAGGTTACGGTGCATCACAAGCAACAAGAACAGCAAATGCAGGCAAATGGGTTCTACTTGGAAGTAACGAATGGGCAGATAGTTATCCAGCAGCAACAGGTTCAAATGCTCCAGCAACAGTTGATGCTACACATACAATTGTACTAAATGGTGTTTCAGTCGTTGCTGGCGGCACAACATTTACTGATGTAGTTGCAGCAATTAATGCAGCAGCAGTAACAGGCGTAAATGCTGCACTAGTTGATAGTAGAATTAAAATTTATGTAGATGCTACAGCAATTGATGATGAAGGCGGTTCGGGCACTACAGCTACAGGAACAGTTAGTATTGCAGAAGGCAGCGGAACACTAGTAGCAAACTTAGGTTTAACAGCTGGAACATACTCTGCACCAAGAGTGCAAATTGCTCCACATACAAGTGTACCTGAATTTAAGTCTTCAGACACATCACCTGCACCAACAGGCAGTGTTTGGATTAAAACTACACAACCAAATGGCGGCGCAAATATTAACATTAAAAAATATTCAGCAGCAGCTAGTGTTTGGAATAAAGTTTCAGCACCAATTTTTAATACACCTCAGCAAGCAATTTACAGTTTAGATCCAACAGGCGGCGGCACAAATATTAATGTCGATGCATTATATGCAGACGTTAATGTTAGAG